CAACACGAGTACTACCCATACCGTTGGCGCAGGCCTCAATGTATTCCCTAGACCTAAATTTCAAATCTTGGGAATATCTGCAGAGGACGCCAGAGCGTGGGCACGTAAGGTGCGTGCAGAGTTCGACTTATGGGCAGACTCAAAAGACTGTGATATTTATCGCAAAAATAATTTGTACGATATGCAAAGTATTGCATATCAAGGGTATCTCACAGATGGTGATAGTTTTGCAGCATTCAGACGTAAGCCCACTACGCCAGATATGCCGTATACATTACGGCTTCAATTAATTGAAGGGAATAGAGTAAGCAACCCGCTCACCACTTCAACGTATGCTACAGGCGACCCAACTGGAGTTGAAGCACTTAATTCAGATAACGGAAATCGCATATTGAATGGTGTGGAAATTGATACTGACGGCGCAATTGTAGCTTACTGGGTGTCTAATCAAGTACCAGGCGAACCGGTTTCAAGCCTGTTAACTACGTGGGCAAGGGTTGAGGCATACGGAAAGCGTACAAGTATTCCAAATGTATTACAGATTAGTAACGATACTAGACCTGAGCAGTACAGAGGGGTGCCTTATTTAGCTCCTGTCATTGAAACATTGAAGCAAGTTTATCGGTACACAAATGCAGAACTTACATCTGCGATTATTAAGTCCTACTTTGCTTTATTCTTTACTGAAGCCGTTACAAACTCCGGTTCGTTAAATGATATGTTGGCCGACAATGGGGTTGATGATCCAACGGAACCAGTAGTTGATGTATCAGAATATAATTTAGGACCTGGTACATTAAACGCCTTACCGAAAGGTGTAGACGTAAAGAGTGTTGATGCTTCCAACGCTCAATCTACTTTTGAAGTATTTAGTACTCAACTCATCAAACAAGTAGGTGCTGCACTTAACCAGCCTTACGAAGTATTGATGAAGAATTTTAACTCCTCGTATTCTGCAAGCCGTGCAGCAATGTTACAGGCATGGGAAGAATATAAACTACGGCGTAAGTGGTTCGCTCGTGATTTCTGTCAGCCTATCTATGAAGTGTGGTTAATGGAAGCCGTAGCGAATGGACGAATAGAGGCACCTGGTTTCTTTGATGATCCATTAATTCGAAAAGCATGGTGCAATGCTGATTGGTTTGGACCGACTATGTCCATCCTTGACCCAGTTAAGGATATGAATGGTAGTACACTTCGCGTTGAAAATGGAGTTTCCACTCGCGAACGTGAAGCGGCTGAAATGACAGGGACAGACCTTGAAGAAAACATTGCACAACTTGCATTTGAAAAGCAACTCATGGAGAAATATGGCATGGGGCTAGCTGATGCGGTTAATCCTTCCGTTGGCTCTAAATCTGAAGCGAAAGGAGGTGAAGAGGATGAATAAATTTTGGTCTGTTAAGAATTTTGTAAATCAAGATGGTACCGGTCAATCTGAGTTGATTTTATATGGTGATATTTCTGAGACTTCTTGGTGGGGCGATGAAATTACACCACGTGAATTTGCAAGTGACTTAGCTAGTTGTAATGGTAATGAATTAACAATGCGCATCAACTCTGGAGGTGGTGACGTATTCGCGGCACAAGCTATCCACAATATGATCAAAGCCTATGCTGGAAAAGTAACAGCACACATTGATGGCTTATGCGCGAGTGCAGCTACAATTATTGCATGTGCGGCGGATAAGGTAATTATGCCAAGCAATGCTTTGTACATGATTCACAATCCATCTGTATTTTTAGGCGACAGCTTTGACGCGGACGGACTAACTAAAATGGCGAATTATTTGGGAAGTGTTAAACAAACCATTGCAAATGTTTATCTAAGTCGTAGCGATGTTTTGACACCTGAGCAGATAAATACCCTTATGGATGACGAAACGTGGCTCACAGCGGATGAGGCGAAGTCCTACGGCCTAATTGATGAAGTAGACACGGCGATTACTGATAAGGCTGTTATGAATGATGGGATGGTTATCGTTAACAAAGTATCTTGCAAATATTCGGCCAAAAATGAAGCCAAAATCAAACAATTTTTAAAACATAAGGAGAAACCTATGACTGAAAACCAATTCATGGCAAGCTTAAAAGGTTTGCTCGGTATTTCTACAAACGAACCTGCGGAAAATGCAGCAGTAACAGCAGAACGTGAACGTGTTGAAACCTTAAACGCACTAAAAGGGAACAATGAAGTTATCAATCGTTTAGTAGATGTGGCTGTTAAAGAAGGTAAAACTGTAGATGAAGTAACACCTTTCATCTCCGCCGTATCCGATATTCCTGTAACTGATAACAAAGTAGTCGACCAAATTCGACAATTGGTTATCGATCAAATGGAATCCGGTGCGGATAAAGTGGTACCTCAAGGTGCATCTACACCAGAAACCAATGATGCAGTAGCTAAAGCTAGTGCAATTGATGAAGTTGTAGCATTTGCGAATGCTAAGAAAGGCGGTAAATAATGGCGTATTTCGAACAAGTAAATGGCGTCGCAGCTGATTACCTATTAGGTGGTGGCGGTGTGCCTGTATTAACTCAAAATGTAAAAGCAGCAGTTGGTGAGTACAAACGTGGCCAAGTTCTTGAAAATAACGCTGGCACATTCCAAAAAATTGCAAGCGGTAAACCTGCTGGCATCGTGGTATCCGACACTACTACAACTACTGATCACAATGTAGTGACTGTATATGTCTCTGGTCGTTTTAATCGTGAAGTATTGGTAGTTGACAAAGCTTACAAAATTAATGAACATGAAGCGGATTTTAAAGACGCTCACTTATTCTTAACTAGCATTAAATAGGGGGAACTATATAATGGCAATTGATTTCAAAGATACGTTATCTTTAATGCAAGCTGTAGAACGAATGAAAACTCCGGCAAGTTTCTTGCTTGATACTTTCTTCCCGCAAGTTCCGGCAGTTGCAACTTCTAAAAAAATCGCAGTAGAAACTCGTAAACGTGGTCGCACTCTAGCACCTTTTGTATCTCGTGGCGCATCTGGTGTAAATGTTAAACGTGCCGGCTCTAAAATTGCTTTATATGAAGCGCCTATGATGGGCCCTCGTACAGTAATTGATCCCGAGCAACTCGACCAACGTGCATTTGCGGAAAATATTGTATCTACAATGACACCTGCGCAACGTGCGGCACAAATGCAAGCTGAAGATTTGTCTTATTTGCAAGGCACAATCATCAATCGTAAAAACAAAATGGCAGCTGATTTGCTTACCACTGGTAAATGCAAAATCGAAGGTTATGCTGACGATGGCGCGACTGTTCTAACTGATGAAATTGATTTTGAATTTGAACAAGACATCACACCTACTACTGCATGGGACCAAGCTGGCGCTGATATTTATGGTGATTTGAAAATGGCGTCCGAAAAAATTCAGGAAAACGCAGGAATCGTACCAACTGTATTAGTTGTCGGTAAGAATGTTGAAAAATATATTCTTGATAATGCATCTATTAACAAGATGTTGGCCATTCCTAATCGTGAAAACATGACTATGTTTAGCTTTGCGCCTGAATACTTATCTCCACAAGTTCGGTATGTTGGCCGTATCATGTCCTTAAACATTGATGTGTATGCATATCTTGAAACATATCAAGATGATGAAGGCAAGGTAAAATCCTTTATCGGTGATGATGCTGCAGTATTAGGTGTTCCAGGTCGTGGTCGTCAACAACATGCGGCAGTAACATTGCTTAACGATGATAATCAATTCACTACATATGCAGGTATTTATGTTCCTTACTACTATGCTAATAAGGCTACACAAGAATTAACATTGTCTGTATACTCCCGTTGTGTATTGATTCCTGAAACTATCGATGATTGGGCTACTATTAAGACTAAATAGGGGGTAACCTACTTATGAAAATCAGAGTATTAAAGGGTTATTTAGCACACGAAGGCGAGATGTATGGTAAAGGCGAAGTAGTCGATATCAAAAAGAAAGCAATCGCGTTGTCCTTGCTTGAATCTGATAAGTTTGAATCTGCTGAAGATGATCCTATTGAAGCGCCGAAGCCATTGGAAGTCGTTCCAGATGAACCGGAAGAAGAAATGGAATTACCTGAAGTTGATGCGGAAGTTACGGTGAAAAAATAATGCGATTTAGAGATTACCTAGAAAGCGATATTGACGATGTATTCCTAAATGAGGACGAATTCGCCGAAGGGCATGATCTAAATGGCACAGTAGCTAAAGCGGTTATTCAATCGCCAACGGCGAGAGAGTCATTCTTGTCGAATGGCTCTCACGTATCAAATGACGGATTGCACGGGGTGTCTGTATTTGTGCATTGCAAATTAAAGGACATCCCTGAAATTCCATCACAGGGGAACGTATTCCGATTAGACGGAGACGTTTACGTCGTTCAAAGTGCAATGGAAGAAGATGGGTTAGTATCCATTGAATTAAGAGCAGAAGCTAGAGGCGGTGTTGACGGATGGTTGAGCTAGAACTTGATAAAAGTGCAGTGGCAACAATTGAAAAAGCACTGGAAACGTTAAAAGAAGATAGAGTTCGACGTGTCTGCCAAGCCGCATCAAAGCGTGCAGCAACAACTGCAAGAAAAGCAGGCACGCAAGCACTACGCAATATCTATGCTATCAAAGGTGTATCGGTTGTAAAGTCCGGTGTATCTATCAATAAATTGAATGATGGCACAGAAATGCGTATCAAAGGTGGCTATACTAGCGCTCAAAAGTACTTCAAAATTAAATCACTTAAGCGAAAAGGTGTGTTTGTATCGATTAAAAAAGCTACAGAAACAAAGGTACCAAACGGCTTTGTTAGTGCATCCGGTATCTTTATGAAACGCCAAGGCAAGGACAGATATCCGTTAAAGGGAATATATGGGCCAGCCTTACCGCAAATGTTTGGTAATGAAACTGTTATGAATGCCATGCAAAAGGAAGGCATGGAAATGTATGAAAAGCGCTTATATCACGAATTAGAGCGCGCGTTAGGAGGTAACTAATGACGCCATTAGATGTATCAGATGGTATTGCTAAATATCTCATGAATGAGTTACGAAAGCTGAATGAAAACAGTGATGTTACCGAAAGACCTATTCGAGTATGGAGCGGTTTCTTACCAAGAGTGGATAAGAATGAAGACAAGCGCAAATTATGCCCGGCCGTAGTAGTGCATCCGTACTCTATTAGTGATGCAGATAGTTCGACGGTAGGTATTACTGTATTGGTAACTACTTATGATGAAGCCTTAACTGAAGGCCATGTCGGACTATATCACCTATTAGAGGTAGTGCGTGAGCGGTTGTTATCTGATAATCCGGTAGCACTTAAATATGAAATTAAGGAGAATACCATTAATACAACAATTCCTGATGATCAACCATACCCTCAATGGGTTGGGTATCTTGAATTTGAAGTGTATATTCCTGTTATTCGTAGGAATCTAAATAAGATATTCACGGATAACAAAGTAATTGAATAGGAGACAACGATGAACCCTGTTGTATATGTTGGGCCTTCGTTCCGCAGTAGCCGGCTAAACCAATTCATGGTATTTAGCGACGGTGCACCACTGCCGGAAGCAGAAGACCCTATTTTTATGCATTTATTTGTGCCTTTAGATGAGCTTAATCAGGCAATGATTGATGTTAAAACACAAGGGACACAATTAAATGTATTTTATGTAAACGCATTGAAAAATTATAAAGGAGTGAAGTAAATGGCCTTTTATCATGGCGTCAAAACAAGTGAGCAAGCTACCTCTGTAATTGCTCCTGTCCAAACTACTGCCGGCCTTCCTGTTGTGTTCGGTACTGCACCTGTACACCTTACAGAAGACCCTAGTGCGGTAGTCAACAAGCCAATCATCTGCTACAGCTGGGAAGAAGCTGTTCAACAACTTGGCTACTCTGAAGATTGGGCACATTTCACATTATGTGAAGCGATGTACGCACAATTCAAATTGTATGGTGTAGCTCCAATTGTATTTGTTAATGTATTGGATCCTGCTAAGCACAAGAAATCCACTACAACAACTGCTACATTGGCAGAAAAGAAATGTGTAGTAAAAGCAGCAGTATTGCTTAATACATTAAAAGTATCTAGTGCTGGCCAAACGGGTGTAGCTAACACAGATTACACGGCAGCCTTTGATGACAAAAATCAATTGGTTATCTCCGTTGTAAAAGGTGGAAAATTTGATACAGCTACTACATTGAACCTTACTTATGATGAACTTGATGTAGAAAACTTTGATTATAGAAATGTAATCGGCGGGGTGGATAGCAACGATAAAGCAACCGGCTTTGAATTGATTGATACAATTTATCATCATTTCGGCATTGTGCCAGGGCTTATTGCTGCGCCGGGCTTCTCTCAAAATCCTACAGTAGCATCCGTTATGAAGGCAAAATCTCGTGTCATTAACAACTTATTTAGAGCGACAACATTAGTTGATATCGATACTACGCAAGTTGTTAAATACACTGATGCTTATGAATGGAAGAAAGGTAATAGCTATACGGGCGAATCCGAAGTCGTATGTTGGCCAAAAGTTCGTAATGGCGACTATGTGTTCCATATGTCTACACACATTATGGGCATTATGGGTAAATGCGATGCGTCTAATAGCGATATTCCTACGCTATCCCCTTCTAATAAATCTATGAACATCACAGGTTTATGTTTGGCTAATGGTAAGGAAGTTATGCTTACCCATTCCCAAGCGAACTTATTGAACTCTCAAGGTATTATGACGGCCGTTAACATCAATGGTTGGGTATCTTGGGGCAACTTTACAGGCGCATATCCTGGCACAACTGATGTTAAGGATACATTCATTTGTGTACGTCGTTTCAATGATTGGGATGACCAAACATTCATCTTAACGTATTGGCAAAAAGTGGATATGCCTATCTTGCCACGTAATATCAAAACAATTCTTGATAGTGAAACAATTCGTCTTAACGGGCTTACTTCTCGTGGCTTTATTTTGGGCGGTCGTATTGAATTTAAAGAAGCAGAAAACCCTACAACAGACTTGTTGAATGGTATTATTCGCTTCCATAAATACCGTACACCACCAATTCCAGCGCAAGAAATTGAAAGCATTTCTGAATACGATGTTTCCTATTTCAAAACATTATTTCAAACAGTATAGAAGGGGGTAATTAATCATGGCATCTATCAACCAAGTGCCGGAAGTACTTAATGACTTCCGTGTATATGAAGAAGGTTCTGACAACTGTTTAGGTGTTGCCAAAGTAGAATTACCTAGTGAATCTGTAATGACTCAAACTGTAAAAGGTGTGGGCATAGCAGGTGAAGTAGAAGCGCCAGTTATTGGGCACTACTCTTCTATGGAAACTAAACTTACTTGGAACACTCCAACAGAAACTACACACCGCCTTACAGGTGGACGCGGCGTACGCTTAGAAGTACGCGGTGCTATCCAATGTTGGGATAGTGGTAAAGATAAATATGTAATTGTGCCTACACGTGCTGTTATTCGTGGCCGTGCTAAATCTAAAGAAAACGGCACATATGAATCTGGCAATACTATTGATGCAACGAACACAATCGAAACCACATATTTGAAATTAGAACAAAACGGTAAGGTAGTTCGTGAAATCGATAAATACGCATATAAGGATTCTATTTCTGATGGCACTGACTTCCTTGGCGATGTTCGTGCTGCACTCGGTATTTAGTCTGTAGAAAGGACGATCACTAATGAGTAAACAAAGTACTATGAACGAAACAACTGGTATTGAATTAGTAAAAGCAGGTCATTCCTTACAATTTGAAGGAATCAGCGGTTATACATTAATTAAATGTGAGAAGTCTGCAAAGAATGAAGATAGAACTATCACAGTTCCTGCATTATCCATGACGTATCAAGCACATGTAGCAGCTGCTGCATGCGGTTGTAAAGTGGATGATATTTATAGTCTTCCGGCTGCTGATTTTACTAGAGTGTGCTTAGAGGTACAGAATTTTTTGCTCAATTCCGAAAAATAACTGACCTAGAAAGGTATTTTACAGAGTGTGCGATTACGTGTAGTAAATACACAAGCACGCCAATGGATTACTTTGTTCGAGAGCTAGACGTGGATGAGTTCATAGTCCACGTTCAGCTCATTAGTGATGGTATCGAGCGTGAGAATAAAGCGATGAAAGGGAGAAAATAATGGCCAATAAAGTCTTAGAAATGGCGATTGCCATTAAAGGTAAACTCGACGGCGGGTTATCTTCCTCTGTATCAAAAGCATCTCAGGAACTCAACAAACTATCAAACGCAATCAAGGAACAACAGGCACAATACAGAAAACTGCAAGCTGTCTCACAAAAGTCGGGGAATGTTAGTGACAGGAATGCGGCTATTGCCGCTGAGCAAAAACTGAATTCTATGTTACAAAGACAGGCTCAGTTGAGGTCTAATATTGCAAGTCAGACTGCGCATCAAAATGCAATCAGTAAAATGGGAGGTGCAAGCCCTTTAGCAGGTGCAGCATCAGCCGCACAGGGTGCAAGTGCCGCAGTAAGCGGAGTCACAGGAAAGCTTGCAAATTTCGCTATGGTCGCAGCCGGTGGCTTTGGTATTGGTGCAATTATAGATAACGTTGTAAATGCGGGCGAGGCACTATATCAACTGTCTAATAAACTGCACATGACGACTGCCGAGACGTCACAATTTAAGAAGATTATGACGTTAAGTGGTGTTGATGTAGAAGCGGCGGCTAAGTCATTCGCTAAAATGGATAAGACCTTGGCCGGCGGTGGTAAAAGTGCCGAAGCGTTGCAGGGGTACCTCAGTCAATTTGGAGTATCTTTAACCGATGCAAACGGCAAGTTGTTGCCTATGAACCAACAATTGGACGCAATGGCTAAAGGCTACCAAAATGCGGTAGCACAGGGCCGGGGGCAAGAATTCATGCTTGAAACACTAGGTGCCAAAGGCATGGAGCTTACTAAAGTATTTGAAAACTATGCAGATGCACAAGCGGCCGCATCACAAATAAAGGGTGTTGGTATAGATCCTAAATCGCTTCATGAAATATGGATACAGATGAACATTCTGAAAGCGGAAGCTACGCAGGTTGCATTAGGTTTGGCGCAAGCATTTATACCGATTGCCCAGCAAATATTACCGGCACTGATACCGGTATTACAAACCGTTGTAACGTTCATGAAGGATAATAAGGAAGCTATTGCAGCCGTAGTAACTAACGGATTGAAATTAGCCTTACTATATGGTACTGCTACAAAATTGGCATCTGGTATTACTACAATCACTACAGCTTTTAAAGGTGTAGAAACGGCCACGAGTGCCTTTAAAGCCGCTGGCGCATTAATAGGAGGACCATGGGTAATTGCTATCATGGCGATTATTGCAGCGATATACCTATTAGTAACTAACTGGGATACGATTTGTTCTACATTAACATCTGTTTGGGATAGCGTATGCTCCGGACTAAGTTCGATATGGGATAGTGTGTGTTCTGCTTTAAGTTCTGCATGGAGTGTCATTATATCAGGTATTATGACTGTGATAAATGGCCTATTATCAATAGGATTAAGCGTATTTAATGCGTTGAAAGCGGCAATAATTGCCTATGTAAATCTATGGTTAAATCTACCAACATATATTGGTATGGCTGTAGGATTTATTATAGGCATTATTTTGCGATTGCCTGCGATTATGGTACAAGTTGGTACTGCTGTTATATCTGCCGTTGTATCATTCGCCACAGAGTGTTATACCTTTGCGGTTACCACTTTTGGGGCTATGGTTGATGGGATTTATAACTTCTTAATTAATTTACCTACCTACATGATTACATTGGGCGCTGAATTTGTAGCGGCGGTTATCTCGTTTGCTTCTGAAGCGTATGCTACGGCTACTTCTTGGATTAGTAATTTAGTTAATGATGTTATTAATTTCCTTGTGAACTTACCTAGTGCCTGTGCAGAAGCCGGAGCGGCGTTTGTAGCAGCTGCAGAGCAATGGGCAAGTGATGCCTATAATGCTGTGGTAAACTGGGTAAGTCAAATTCCGAGTGCGGTATCTAACGCAATTGCAGGGGCGTGGGCAAGTATTAAGGCCCAATTTAGCGGAGGTTTCACAGTTGGTGTTTCCGCAGCTGGAGGTAATGCGTATGCTAATGGTGGCGTAATTACATCTCCAGAAGTTGCATTGATTGGTGAAGCCGGATATCCTGAAGTCATTGTCCCTATTGATGGTAGTGCTAATGCGATGAATTTATGGCAAACGGCTGGGCGGATGCTAGGTGTGAGTGGGGCACAGACTGCTGCAGCACCTACTGTATCTCTAGCCCCTAGCTTACCTAAGACTTCAGCTAGTAGTAATAGCGGAGCGCCTGTTCAAATCACATTCGCACCTGTCATTAACGCGGGTAATAGTTCAACAGATGATATTATGTCAGCATTAGATGCAAAAATGCGTGAATTTGAACAAATGATGCGTAGCTATACCACTGGGCAACGGAGGTTGAGTTATGACTAGTTATACAACAATACAAGGGGATATGTGGGACTTAATCGCCTATAAGGTGTATGGTAACGAACGATACATCAATTTATTGTTAGAAGCCAATCAAAAGCACCGTAATACGGCGATATTTTCCGCAGGTGTTGTGTTAACATGCCCAGATGTTCCTGCTGATTCCTTACCTGAATTCTTACCACCATGGAGGCGATAGTACATGAGCTTACAAAAGAGCCTAGCTAAGGTCCAAAAATGGAAGAAGGATTTAACTCCACAAACGAAGTTAGCACGGCGGGCATGGTGTACGATTGGCTACCAACATTGGGGGAGTAAGGAATCAAAGGACATCACCGACGATATTAGTAAATACCTTCTTGATGTAACTTTCACAGATAACCTTTCAGGAACTGTAGATGATGTGGCTATTTCATTAGAGGATAGGGGGCGTCTATGGGTCGGTGATTGGTATCCTGTGAAAGGATCATTACTAGAAGTCGCTATTAATACAGTAGCATGGGAGAAATTAGGGGATGAACAATTTACGTTACCAATCGGCAAATTTGAAATCGATGAATTCGAAGGAAGTAGCCTTCCGGATGTAGTCAAAATCAAAGGTGTCGCTATTATCGGTAGTACTGACTTGCGGGAGAAAAAGAAAGATAAATCGTGGAAAGATATAACCCTTAAAGCGATTGCTACCGAGAAAGCGAAAGATAATAAGTTAAAGCTATTGTGGGATGCAGATTTTGACCCACCGTTAAAAGATGCCTCTCAAAGTGCTGAATCAGACCTCGCATTTTTGCAAAAACTTTGCAATGATGCGGGGTTTTCTCTTAAGGTATCCACCGAGCAGTTGATTATATTCGACGATTATAAGTATGAAAGCGTGAAGCCTAAGGTCATAATTCGTAGACCGGGCGGCAAATATCAACCTGTACAAACGCAAGAAGGCGAACAACCGCCTTTAATCATTACTAGGGCAATATCTTATTCGTACAAGAGTAAAACTCGTGAAGTATATCGAGCATGCCATGTGAAATATACAGATAAGGATAAGAAAACTGTGATTGAGGATACGTTTGAAGATCCTGACCGCAAGGGGCATACGTACCTTGCCGTGCTGGAAGTTAATGAGCAGGTAAAAGACAAGGCCGAGGCAACTAGACTCGCTAAGAAGAAGCTTAGAGAAGCTAATAAAGAAGCGGATACAATGACTTTTAGTTTCCCTGGGAATCCTCTTATTATGGCATCGGTTACTGTTAAGCTCGAAGGTTTTGGGGTGTTCGATGGTAATTATTTAATTACTAAAGCGACACATACATTAGGGTCTAATTATTCTACGTCGATTGATATAAGGAGGTGTTTAAATGGCTACTGATTCTATATTATCGGCATTATCGGATATGATATTTATCGGAAATGTAGCAAGTACAATTCCAGAAGAGGGTAAAGCCGTAGTTACGCGCCTCGATAGAGAAGGTGTCGTAACGGCACCCTTATCTGTCATTAATCGAGGTGCAGCACACGATAAGGACTATTGGATGCCGGCTATTGACGATCAGGTGTTATGCATTATGCTACCAAATCGGTCAGGTCGTGGCTTTTCTGATGGATTCATTATTGGAACATTCTTTAGTAGTGCGGATCCAACTCCAGGTGGCGCAGATAATGGTAAACGTGTGCTCACTGTTCCTGGAGATATGACGCTCAATGTTGGTGGCACTTTATCAATCAATGCAAGTAGTGGTGATGTAGTGGTTAATGGTATTTCCTTAGTTCATCATGTGCATGGCGGTGTAGTGTCTGGCGGTTCTACAACAGCCGGACCAAAATAGGAGGTATAGATGTATATCGGATATTTAGCGGATATAGTATTCTATACCGCATTAGACAATGTTCTCACTGTATCTGACGTAACGCGTTCAGGTAGTGCTAGATGGGAGAAGCACAATCTGATGTTAGAAAAGCCTGTTAAACAATTTAGTGGGCCGGATGTAGAACAAATCACTTGTAAAATTCTTATTTCTGCATCGCTTGGACAATCTCCGGATAGTACTGTTAAGAAGTTGCGAAATTATCGCGATACAGGAGCTGTATTGCCGTTTATTATTGGCGGTAAGCCTGTTAGCCAAAACTACTTTGTAATCATGTCCCTGAGTGAAGATAGTTTATTTACGGATGCATATGGCAAGACACAATCTATTGAGGTATCGCTAACTCTTGAGGAATATCCAGATAAAAATACAGTAGAAGAAAAGTCGCTTCTTAATAAATATGGTAATACATTTAATCAAGTTAATACGATATTACGGAGGTTCTAGCCATGCCAGCAACGTATGAAATTAAACCAGTTACGGACAATAGGATATCGCTAGCACCTGAAAGTGAAGTTGCTGAGATTTTGCAGAATGTGCAAACGATTATTTCTACTGTTCGTGGTAGTGTGCCACTAGATAGGGAGTTTGGTATTGATGGTCGTATTATTGATATGCCTATCCATCAAGCTCAAGCGCATCTATCTAATGACATATTCCAACAAATTAAACGGTACGAACCGCGTGCCAAAATTAGTGATATATCATTTACCGCCACACATAATGGGGCGTTGATTCCGAAAGTGATGGTGACTATATGAGATTATCTGATTTACCTAATGTTGAATTCTTTAACACAGATAAAGAACACGTTCAACAAAAGGTATTTGATATTTACACAACAATAACAGGGCGAACCTTGGGAGAGGGCGACCCTGTTACTTTATTTTTAAATGTAATTTCGGAAATTATTATCCGATTATTAAACGATGCCAATTATGCAGCGAAACAAAATCTGTTAGCATATGCAGAAGGTGATAATTTAGATCACGTTGGAGCTGTTCCTGCTGCCGTTGAGCGATTGCGGGCAACAAAAGCAACTACGACTATCCAAGCTACCTTGTCAGCAGTGCGTACGAACTCTGTTATTATTCCAAAAGGTACAAAAATATCCACAGCAGGTGGCGAATATTTTGTTACTGTTGAGAATTTGGTAATTCTACCAGGTCAACTCAATGGGTCCGTAAAAGCAGAAGCACAACGTACAGGCGCACAAGGTAATGGGTTTAAACCAGGTGAAATAAGTACAATTATTGACCCTATAGCATTTGTGGATACGATGAGTAACACCACATTGTCTGAAGGTGGCTCTGATACAGAGGATGACGAAGCCTATCGTGAACGTATTCATGAGGCTCCTGAATCATTCTCCGTGGCAGGCCCTGAAGGTGCCTATGAGTATTTTACAAAATCTGCATCACACCTCGTGGCCGATGTAGGTGTATCCTCTCCACATCCTGGGGAAGTTAATATCTATCCATTACTATCTGGCGGTGGTATTCCAGGGCAAGAATTGCTTAAGACTATTACGGATTATTTGTCTGATAAGAAACGTAGACCGTTAACAGATAAGCTAACTGTATTAGCCCCTACTACTACGCAATATAACATCGATGCTAAGTACTACATTGAAAAAGGTGCCGATGCCACAGTGGTAAAAGCTAAGGCAGATAAAGCCGTCAATGACTATGTAATTTGGCAAAAATCTAAATTAGGCCGTGATATAGTGCCTAGTCGATTGGTGCAAATGCTCATGGATGTATCTGGAATTAAACGCGTTGAAGTGACTGCCCCTGTATTTACTCCGATTGCAGAACAAAGCGGTGTGGCAGTAGCCAATACAATCGCCGTAGTGCTTGCAGGAAGTGAGGAAGAATGATACGTGATAGTAAGTATACCAGTTCAGAACATCTTCCCTCCTCAATCGATAAGGAGCCAATTAAAGCCCTTGCTAAAACGTGGGATGATGCGTTAGCCGAATTCATGAATACGAATACATTGCTATTGTGGTCATCCGTTGATACTGAATCAGAGAGTGTAATTGATCATTTAGCATATCAATTACACGTGGATGATTATGACAGTGGGTTACCGATAGAGACTAAACGCGAAATGGTGAAGAATTCAATTGATATTCACCGCCATAAAGGCACGCCATATGCTGTTGAAAAAGCCGTACAGACTATATATTCAGATTCGAAAATAGCAGAATGGTTCGATTATGGAGGTAAGCCTTATTATTTTAAGGTTACGCTCATTACAGCGCCATTAACCGGCAAATCGGATATTGTTAAGCTTATACGCGCTATCAATGCCGCCAAGAATGTACGATCCTGGTTAGAGGGTATTGAATTCATTCGACGAATTAATTTCAATAAGTATTTCGCTGGGTGGTGCGGTGTGTCTAAGAAAGTGAATATCAAGTGTGATTTTACGAATGCATGGCGCATTAATTTGAATACCCATGTAACGTCTTACACAGTTGAATCAAAGAAAACGAAGATTAATGTAGCGCTAGATAATAGCGTTAGATAGGAGGAATATATGGCAGAATGGTCAAATGCAACCATGACCGATGTTGGTGCTGCTTTGCAAGCAAAGGTAAATGCGGGCAAGACTAAACTGACATTCACGAAAATCAAAGTCGGTAGTGGTGTTAATGCAACGAATCCATTGGCATTAACTGATGTAATCTCCTCTAAATGGGAGACTACTAATTTTGTAGTTAAGCTAGAAGGTAAAATTGTAAGCGTTGATACAGTTATAACTAATACTGGCATACATGAAGCTTTTCGAATGTCTGAAATTGGGTTATTTGCACAAGATCCTGATAAGGGCGAAATATTGTATGCATACCTTACGGACCCTGAACCGGACAGAATGCCGGCAGAAAGTGGCTCAGTAGTTGTATCTCAAGAATTAACCATCGGAATGGTATTTAGTAATACAGGAAATGTATCGCTAACTGTTAATATAGGTGCGTTGATAACACGTGAGCAGTTAACAGAAGCAGTTAAACAACATAACACAGATATTTCATCTCACCCTCCTATTACAGACCAAATTAAAGCAATCCTCGGTAGTGCTAACTGGAAAGACTCTCCGGCAAGTACGCTTGTTACAATTAAAAACTTACTAGGCCAAGGTGCTATCGTGGCATCTAAACTCGATGCTAATGCGGGCTTTGTTAAATTTGCGAATGGTTTCACTATCCAGTGGGGAATAACTTGGTTTGATACTAATAGGTACTATAAGGATATTTCTCTACCGATTAGCAGTACCGTACTAATAGCCTTAGCTACCGATGACTCTGTCAGTGTTGAAACTTCTGGTGCACAATGCTTTATTACTTGGAACAGTGGGTTCTCTCAATCTAATAGAACCACCATCCGATTCTTAACCAACAGAGCGGACACAGGCAGTTTCGTTTGGATGGCCGTAGGGAAGGAATAATATCCAGTGGGTATTGTTTAATGCTTATAATCAACCCAAGCCTTGGACTATGCGCTATCCGATAGAATTTAGCAATAAAACTATCGCTGTTTCTGCAACAAGATATAACGGAGAGTATTCATTTTCTGAAATCATTTTATCGACTTCTAGAAATCAGCTTACATACAAGGATAGCGATTATAGAGGGCAACAAGGTGTTGGTGATCAAATTATGTTTATTATAATAGGTAATTAGATAATACCTAGTGCGAACCAGTAATATGATGCAGCATATTTATCACTAGCAACAAATACAGCTTTTGTATTGTTGCTTTCGCTTACAGAGTTTGCAAAATATCTTGGTGTATCTGACCCACTCCAATATGCATCAATTGCATTTGCCATGAATAGAGTCCGAAAACGAATAGGGAAAATTACTTCTGTCTTGGTTACATTATCTTGTCCGCCAATTCCCCACTGGATATTATTCCTTCCCTACGGCCATCCAAACGAAACTGCCTGTGTCCGCTCTGTTGGTTAAGAATCGGATGG